TAGCGATTGGCAACGTATCTACTCTGATTTCTGCAGGCAGTTTGTAGTGAAAGTAGTTGGATGCACCTGATTCAACATTTACATCAAACAATGCACCTAACGCAACTTGGTTTGTTGCGCTAAATGGAATGCGAAACTCACGGCTGAATGAACCTTGAGCAGTAAAGTTGTTGAGGTCTTGAAACTTCCAGTTTTGGCTGATGCTTTCGTTCTCGTATAGATCAAGAAAAGCCTCACCGCCTACGGTCAACATAAAGTAACCACCTGCAGCGGCTGAGTAATCCTGCGCCCATGTACCTGCAAAGTTCAAACGTGTTTGCCCCGGCACTGGTGAATCGATAACAGGATTAGAATTTAGCGTCTTTGTTACGCTTTGACCTGCTGCATTAAAGAGCGTTAGTTGGTCACCTGTGGTTAATGCTGCAACTTCTGGTCTGTTTGTTACTATCAAACGTGATAGCGCACCAATGCCCACATAGATAGGGTTATTGCTTACGCTTGCAATGGCTGCAGGTACTTCGCTATTGACTACTAGTTGTACTTCTCCGTTCATGTTATGTCCAGTATTGGTTTGATAGGCGCACTTTTAAAGTTACGTTGTATAGCTTGCCATCACTCGAACGCTTTTCAACATACGATGTGTCGTCTATGTTTACAGGTACTTCAACAGGCTTGCCTGCGTCTTCGGTTATCCATGTGACTTGGTTAGATACTAGCAAGCGGCGAAGTAGTTTGAACTCGCCTTGCGTGACGTAATCGGATGTAACAGTTAGCACTTGCTGAACTAGGTTCTGTCGTTGCGTTAGCGGTCTATCATTGGTACTAAACACGGATGCGCCACCATTGAACAGCACCTTGCGGTATTGCTTGCGGTCTATTTCGTTGGTTGTTTCAGACTTCTTTGTGAAGTTAAAGTAGTCCCACCCACCACGACTATTCACCCAACCAAGGCGCATGTTTGGCCAATTGCAATCTGCCTGCCCGTAGTCGTGTGCGTTGTAATAGATATAGGTTTCACTTACCTGCCCATTTGCTGCGTTCAAAAAGGCAACTGTGTAACATCTCCAATTTGGAAATAGTGAAGGCTGCACCGTGAGTCCTGTCCAGTCGTTAAGGTTAGCAGGGTAGATGGGTATGGCTTCTATGTCGTAACCATTCAGCGCAATAGTTTGTTGTGTTGGTACACCTGCGCTTGAAAAGATTGTAATGCGATATTGAGTGGCTACGTTGTTGCTTAGATAACTATCATTACCCGGCACGCATAGCACACCATAGTCTGCTTCTAGCACTGGTATCCATACGGCATTAGTAGCCGAACCAAACCCCCATGATTGACTAAGGTAAAATGGCGAAGTGTCGTTACCGCGGTCACTCATTGCATACGATGTGGTATTAGTAAGTGAATACTTAACCTTTGTGCTGCCCGTTTCTACGTTTGGCTTGTACCCGTCTATCACTTGGAAGTAGCCATTAGTCACTAAGTCATTGTTGCCATTAACTGAACTGCCCACATTCTCAGTAAACACTCCATCCACTATCCACCACTCGGTAAGAGTAAACGTAAGCGTTAACTTACTTAAGTCGTCAATAGTATTATCCGTTGACAAGTGATAGTTCTGTGGCTCAAAGTTGCGCAATGAGTCAACTAATGGCTGCATGTCAAAGTACAACCTATCATCAGGCGCAGGACTTAAATAGAATTGATAAGGTGACCCGTTTATGATTACCTCAATGCCGTACTTAAAACCTGTATTAGCGACCTCATCACTTATTGCAATGATCATTAGCTTTTGCCCACGCACCGCCCAGTTGTATGGCTGGTCATTTATAGTTATTGCCATTATCTTTTATTTAGTAGTAGTCTTTGTTCAATACCTTTTACATATCCATCCATCAACTTATCCTTGTATTCATCCCACGTATCATCTATTGCCTCTTGGTAGTAGTTGATACCTTCAATACCACGCTCACCAATGTTGATTGCAATGCGTAACGCAGCGGCTTTGATGCTCTCTTTAGTTGACTTAATAAACTGCCCTTGGTTATTACGCAGCTTTAGTCCTTTTAATTCTATCCAGTCTTCGATAGCCTTCACAGGTGGTCGCTTGTTAGGTTGTCCCGGGTACGGCTTGCGTCCATATTCGATTACATCCGCATACTTACCTGCTTGGTCATTGCTTACGGTAAAGTCAAGTGTTGGCTTATTGTATCTAAACGTCAGTTTGTAGTATAGCGACTTTGACAAATGCCCCGAAGCAAATCGGTTTACTGTCTTGCCACGCACCCTACGTTTGATACGCAGGTTGGATTGCGCACGCTCAACAACAGCCAGTGCGTATTCATTCAGTATGTTCTCGAACTCATCGCTCATGGTATCTCAGTCAAGAAGATCGTAAAGGCTGTTGAAGGATTAGCAATTAAAAGTGTGGCAAATCGTGTTTGGTAAACAGGGTCGATAAGCGCAGTACTTACCCGATTGCGATTAACCTGCACAGCATCACCTGCGGTTGGCCATGACAATGATCCATCTTCGTTTTCAACAGGCTCTAAGTAATCGCTACCGCACTTAAAGATTATTACTTGCCCATCATTATCAACTATAAAGTTGTTGCCGTCAAATTCTGTTGTCATATGCTTAGTATTACTTGGTTTGAAAGTACGTTGGCACTAACTGTTGTTGCGTTGTTTTGAAACTTCATGCCCATCAAATCACCTACTGCCACACTAACTGAATTCACAAGGTCAGTGAATACACCTGCCGCACTACCTGCCGCGATCGTCAAGGTCAGAGCCTGGTCTACGCTGTTCTTTCGCACTGTGCAAACAAGCGAACCTGTTGCAGGTTGAGCAGATGAAGTCTGCACGTATAGCTTTGTTAGCGTACCTGCTGTTGGCATTGGTGTTCTACGCACAGTGTCCGCACTAACTAACGAGGCTGAGCCACTATATAGCGCACCATAATATGTTGAACTTGCAGGAGTGTTTGAAGCATTTTGACCTTGAAATAAAAGCGAAGTTGACCCTGATGTGATACCCAAATCACTTACCATTTCAGCAGCAGTTCGCGCAGTTACTGTGTTGTCTGCATTAATCTTCAAGTATCGAACTGCACTTGGATTAGCAAGTTTCAAAAGGTTTTGTCCAACATTTGTTGAATCAGTTATAAGTGCAGCAGTAAATTGACGCAGCCTGTATAGCGATGTCGATGCATCGTAATACATGTAGTCATTATTTGCAGGTGCAGTAGCAACTACATTATGCAACTCATCTAACTCATAACCATTTTGAATTCGATACTGAATTGTACCATTGGTTGGTGAAGTACGCACTACCATGCCTACATACACGATGTGCTGTGGTGCAGATGGTTTGATATTAGTTATGTGACCAGGAGTGGTAGGTGAAAGATAGACTACATCTCCATCTACAAGTGTGTCCGATGTAAATGGATTAGTTGCAGTTGGTCGCGTATCGAGTGTATTAATTTGTCCAAGTGTAATTACAAAACCATCACTATTGTTTGCGATATCTGCGTAGACTACACCAAATGTTTGTGCGCTGTTTGCATCATTGTTAGCTTGCGCATATACAGCATTAGGCAGGTTGCCTGTGCTGCCACTCAAATAAACTATATGACCTTTGTACAGCGTTGCACCTGTGCTATTACGCACTTCAGTCTTCATCGATTCCGCAAAGTCAACTATGCCATCATTGTCCGTATCGTACACACTCTTCAGCATGTCGCCAATAGTACCGGGTAGTGTTGGCTTGTTTTTTATGTAGTCAAGTGCAGCCGTGTTGGCCTGTGTCCAGTCCGATTGAATCTGCGCTGCAGGTATTGTAGGTTTGTTGAGTATTTCTGCTACACCACTAACCGCATTCCAATCTGAGTTAACTTGTGCAGGTGGTATGCTTGGTAGGTTCGATAGATCATTGTAATCATTCGAGTATGCAACTGCACCTAACTGACCATTGATGAATTGATTGCTAGGAGCATCAAATAGCAACGTGTCATTTTGCGCAGGACTTGCAATGTTGACATCGGTAAGGTCGCGCAGTTCAGTTGGTATTGTTGGCTTGTTCAATACTTGGAAATCACCAGTTGTGGCGTTCCAGTCTACAGGTGTTTGACGCAATCTGTAACCAACTGCAACAAGTGTCCAGTACGTTGGGTTGGTTGGATTGATTGCATCATTGTTGGCAATGCATCTGTATACGCTGCCATTGTACCATACCCTGTCGCCTATTACATATTGATTGCCTGTGGCTGTGGCGTGGTTAGCATTAAACTCGGTGCTTACAAATTCGCCACCACCACCACCACCACCTGCCGCATCAATGGTCACTGAGCCATTACCCAAGTCGGTAATGGTTATATTCGTGCCTTCAACTAGGTTGAGTTTAGTCTGCACTACGTTGTCAACGCCATTAGTCTGCAGCTCGATGCCGTAGCCTGTGCCACTACCGCCCGAACCACTTGCACCACCCACCGACCAAATAGCCGGTATGTCACATGCGCTCCAGTCCCAAGGCACTGAGAGTTTTAAAGTGAAGGCTACACCTGTTACCGTGTTCTTTTGCTCTTCCATGAACGGCTCAAACACGGGCGTGTCTAACAACTGCACATCGAATCCGAATAGTTCCAAGCCATTCTTTACTTCAGCGATTAAGTCCTGCCCCAATCGGATGCAGTCGCTTATCACTTCGCGCTGGTATTCTGCCTTGTATTCTTTGTCGCGAGGTATATCCGCGAACATGATGTGAAATCCAAAGTTCATTGCACCAGGTGCAGGCTCAATCGTGTCAGGCGTGACGTGCATAAACGGATATTGATCGTCCTGCAGTTGGTCAGCCATATCGATTTGACCATGCGTAAATCGCTTAATCAAAAAGTGACCTGCGGCGAATGCCTCAAGTCGATTGATTAGTACGTTGTAACTATAGTTGTAACTATTCATTAGTTATGTCGTTTTCTCATTTCTACCTTTTGTACATAGACGTAATCGGCTAAGTAGGTTAGGTGTGTAAATACCTCGTATGCGCTACGCTCTGTCACTGCGTCAAACTTCGTTATGTCCCTTTCCGCTAAACTCTCGATGATGTGAAACCATCCGTAAACCGCTAAGCCGTCGGGTGTGCTTCCTGCGTCATCTCCTTCACTATCTCCGTTATCTCCTTTGCCAAAAATTCGAGGGAAGTGTTGTATAGTTCTATTTCTAAACTCGAAAAAAAAAGCAGCACATTCAGTACATGGTCAAGTGATAGCTGCAACACATCGTCTTCGTACTTCCGTTTGGCGTTAGGATGGTATGCTTCGATGTCATAGTACTTTCCAAACTTAGCTTTCACAGGTCGGTACAATATGCACATCATCTTATGCGCTGCCGTTCCGTTTATCTTACCGCCCTTGTACACTTCACCACATGCGCTGTCTAAGTCTACGTATTCACCAAAGGTCAATTCGTTAAGGTTAGGGATAAAGCCTAACTCAATTGCGCCCACTCTTACCTTACGTTCAAAGTCGCTGCTGCCTAACTTGATTGCAGCTTCGAACTGCATGATGATTTCATCAATGACATGCGACTGGAGTAGTCGTATGCTCTCTGTGCTTTTGCCCGTGATGATATGCACCTGCTCTAGCTTATCGACTGCGTTTTGATAGTCGATGTACTTAGCCAGTGTTACCGCCTTTGCATTAGCTGGTATGCTTACTTTAACTTTCATGCTCCGTTGTATTGTAGTTTTTGATTCGTTTTTGTTACAGGTCTGAATGAACCTGAATAATCACAGGTGCTTTCTCGTCACCGCTATGCGTTATGCGTGCCTGTTTAGGTTTGAAGTATTCAAGCAGCGCGGTGTAGTGTTTGATGTATTCTTCATCCTCCATGTCATTCATAATGCGCATGCACTTGGCTGCGCCTTGTTGAACAAACCATTCGCCTAACTCATTCCACATCTTAGTCTTTTCACTAACCGCTCCCTTTGGTTTTAGACCACCATGCCCGGGTAGCAGATGGCCTTTCTCATTGCGTGTCTTTTCCATATGTGTCAATAAGATATTGTTATTTAGCTTCATACTGCACTATGCATACGGCTATGCGCTGCTGTGCATCTGGGTATTCGCTTTGCATCTTTGCATCACTCATGCAACGTGCTACGAATTCATTCTTTCCTTCTTCTGCTGTTGGTGTTGGTAATGGCATATCGTTATTTTGTTTCGTTTACTTTTCCTAACTGTCTTCTGAACTCGTGTATTAGATCGCGGATGCATGATGCACAACCGCTCGGGCGTTCCGTTCGCTTTGTTATCTTGCCATACCACGCATATAGTTGTTGCAAATCATCCTGCTCAATCCTGTTTGACTTGTTGATGCGCTGAATGAATGCATCCAGTGCAGTGATTTCTTCAGGCTTCATGTCGATAGCAAACCACTTGTTAGCCGGGCATGATGTAAAACGGAATTTAGTTTTTACATCCATGAAGCAACCGCACAGCTTTATCTTCTCCTTGTAATAGGTGACGTTGTTTTCTTCAGGTTCAACCGTGCCGCCTATCAATGGCGTGCCACATGTCCCGAATGTTGGTTGGTAGAACTTACATTTTTTGCATGTCGCTAGCCTCTCTCTCTGAATGTGCAATGGAGCGTTGAAGTTTAACATACTCTCTTATCTTTTTTAATGCCCTGTGTATTGATGTGCGTAGGTACGGGTAGGGTATGCCCGTTGTTACGCTTAGTTCTTTATAATCGAAATCAGGTTTGGAGTATAGACGCAACAAGATAGCATCAAACTCATTCATGCGCCCTATTGCGCTGTATAAGTATTCACCATCTATGAATGCACCTATCCATGTTTCGTCCTGCTTCGTGTCTTCTACCTGCTTGTCTACATGCAGTTCGTAATACTTGCGGTATTTGATAGCGTAATCGGAGCGGTTGCTATGCCACGATAGCCATATTGCCCTGTTCACATATGCTTCTACCTTACCGCCACACACTATATCTTCAACATCCTGCGCTGGTCTATCCATCAACCTAGCCAATACCTCATGCAGTAGATCACTTCCCTTCTGTTTATCGTGTGCAAGTCTAGTAGCCTTATCCAGCCACGCATTGTAGTGTTTTCCAATATGGATACTTACGCAGTCGATTCGTTAACAAATGTTAAAATTAGCCTATCAGTCAAAAAATAGTGGTGTAAAAATTTGCACCAACAATAAAAAGGTGTAGATTTGTACCCGTCAAAGATAATCAATCATTAATAAAAACAACGAATATGTATTTCACTTTTGAACACGAATGCGATAACCTTCCAATGACACTAACAATCTATGTTGAGTACAGCATTTGGACGTGGCCTGGTACTTACGACCAACCTGCTGAACTCGATGTTAAAGATGTTAAGTACACAGTGATGTGTGGCCGTTTGGAAATGACTGAATTCTTTAAGTCATGCACAGATAGCAAGATAACTGACCAAATCGAAGAGGCTGTAACGGAAGCTATTTGGAACGACCATTTTAATATGTAATTTTTAAAACCCCAATACAATGACAACAACAATCGAAGTAAAACACAAAGTACCTACAACGGTACAGGTTAGTGAAGTAACACTACCATTCTATTACAAATCGGGAAAGTATGCACCACACTACTGCTGCATGCAGAAAGATGGTAATTTAGTGGAAGTGCATTGGCAAGGTGGATATTGGCATATCCATGTTACACCACACGATGATGCTGATGAGATTGCAGATAAGTTGGAACTAGAGTTCTGCGATCCATTGTATGCGCCTATCGAAGAGGCAGTGTACATGCACAAGTTTAGTGAAGCACATCGTGAGATATTCTACATGGTTAACCCACAACTTAGACCACATCTATGAGAAAGCAGAACGAACTGAATGGATTAATTGCGCGAACGCTGGGCAGTAAAGCTGCCTTGCTTCGTGCGATGCAACGGAGCAACACGCCCATAACCAAAAAGACACTGTACAACTGGTGCATGGACTATCGCACTATCAAAGTTGCACAGCTGGTCAACTTAGCCAACGCGATGAACGTGCCGATATGCGAAGTAATAAATTCAATAACTATAAAAAACGAAGGCGATGAGTAGAGAACAAACAACAGTAGAATGGTTACATAAGCATTTAACTCAATTAATGGTTACACGCGAATGGCGTAGTAAGGACTTACATATTGAAAAATTCCATGAAGCATTTTTAACTGCATCTGCAATGGAACGGCAACAAATTATGGATGCCTTTGATGATGGAGTTGATGCGTGTTATTTAGAAGTTGATGAATTAGGAATGCGTATGGTTACGCCAGATGAATTAGGCGGATTAGATTATTATGAAAAAAAATACGAAACCAATGAGTGATATAAAACACCCCACCCCCCGACAGGTTGCATACATCAAACGCAATCTAAACAAAGTCCCTTTCCATATCATGCGCGATGTGCTGCGTGTCAACACGGCCACGATGTACGAATGGTTTAAGAACATCTACCAACCCGGCAAGCAAGTGCTGGTAAATGACGAAGGTGACGAGCTGCACAGCACCTACCTTGTTACGCTTAATGGATTTAACTACGTAGTCAACTTTAGCGTAGCGGTTGAGTATCCTACTATCCAGTATTGCGGCCATCGCATCGGATTCGATTACGAGGTAAGCAAGTTAGGCTATTGGGAGTTTAACCACCTGCGCCATAACATCCCATGCATCAACATAAAGACCGATGCTAACTACGTTTCCAACTTTTGGGCAACCACTAAACTTTGGAAGGAATGAAGCACGAAGAAAGCAAGATACAACAACGATGTGTGGAATGGTTTCGCTATTCATTCCCTCGCGTATTAATCGCTTCCTTCCCTAATGGTGTGTTCATTGGTGGTACACCTGTGCAAAGAGCCAAACGCTGGAACATCTTGAAGGCTGAAGGTGCTATGCCGGGCATGCCCGATTTGATGATCTGCATGAGCAGTGGTTCATACCACGGTCTGTTCATCGAGATGAAAACGGAAAAGGGCAAACTATCGGACACACAGAAAATCGTTCACGCACAGCTGATAAACGCAGGATATGCAGTTAAGGTGTGCAGGTCATTTGAAGAATTCACAATAACAATCAAATCTTATTTAGAGCAATGAGCAAGAACACAAAAAACAAGTATTACAACTTTATGATGGAGTTGTACAATCAAAAGCAATTCAACATTAAAGAAATGCAAGTTGAGCATAGAATAAGTACACGACTATGTACACTGATGCGCGAACGTGGCATGATTAAAAGAGAAGGTAAACTCACACATTGGGTTGGTGATATGCCTACTCAAGCCATTGCCAGTGCTATTGCAAAAGAATGTTTGAAGCAATCACGCATTGCTAATTCACAAAGCAAAGCCGGCACACATCAAATGGTAATCAAACCAATCAAACGAGTTGAGCGAACAGAGCCAGTGCGTGTGCAGGAAGAACCTATACACGACACAAGCAACAGCAAGGTGATTATAATCCTAGCAGTTGGTGCTATGGTCGGTTTCTTAATCGCTACAATTATTTGGAAGTAGATATAGTTTGACTATATTTGCATTGCTAGTTCGTATGAAAAACATTTTAAATCCCATCTTCACTGCATTGCCATAGCACATTCGTGCGCGGACTAGCCTTTGCATGTGAAGGTGGGTATTTAGTTTTATGTCACAAAACAATACTGGTGTTTACTTTTTTAACGATTACAATTCGGAACAAAGAATCATGACTTCGCATATTGATGTACATGGTAAAATGCTAATCCACATTATGATGTATGAACATGATGAACTAAAGTCGATATCAATTCACATAGATCAATTGCAAATGCAAGAACTATATGAAATGATTGCCATGTATTATGACCACAAGAAAGCTACGAAATGAAAACAACTAACGGGTATTCATATTCAAGAGCATGGTTTGACTATGCCTTTGAACACCCGGAGCAGGTTACTGCTTCGCATGGTATTCTGTACCTATGGCTTGTTGAGATTAACAACCGACTTGGATGGGTAGACATCTATCAAATTACCGCGAGTGAGTGCATGCAAGGTATGGGATGTAAAAGCTACAACACCTACAAGAAGTGTTTTGACCAACTTGTTGAATGGGGGTTTGTTAAGGTGGTGAAGAAGGCGGTAAACCAACACCAGTGCAATATCATTGCCTTATCAAAATTTGACAAAGCAAGTAATAAAGCACTTGACAAAGCACTGATGAAGCACTTGACAAAGCAAAGTGAAAGCACTGTACAAAGCAATGTTGAAAGCAACTGCGACATTCATAAACCAGTAAACAATAAACCACAAACCATAAACAATAAACGTGGTGTTTTCACACCACCATCCGAAAATGATATTTATAATTTTATGGGTGAGTTGAATATGAAATCAGATGGTAAATGGACAGAAGCAAAAATTGTAACTGAAAGTAAAAATTGTTTTGACCACTACACAAGCACTGGATGGAAAACATCCGGTGGCGCAAAAATCGTTTCTTGGGAAGCGACCGTGCGCAAGTGGATGAACAACCAATTTAAATTTGAAGCAAATAAAAAATCAAACTCTTATGGCAAACAATCAAATTCAACAGCAGACAGCATTGCAAAAGCTGAGGCACTTTTCCGCGATGCAGTCGCTATCAGTCGAGCACGCGATGAAGCAAGACAAGATAGCACTACTTCGTAAACTCGACCGCACAACTACGAAGATTAAAATCATGGAGCTGGTTACGCGATGTACCCAACTGCTTAATGTGCAGAACAACATGAACGCATTGCAGATTGAATTCTGTGCTGAGAACATCCTCGATAAGATGTGGATGTATAGCCTTGAAGATATCCAGCTATGTTTAGATCGTGGTGCGATTGGTGCTTATGGCACGATATACAACCGCATTGACCCGGCAACAATCCTTGCATGGTTTCCATTGTACGATGCGCAACGCCAAATATTAGTTGATGGAATTAATCAAAAAGAAAAGGAAGGGAACAACATCTACGACATGTTTCAACACCCGCAGGTGATTGACGCTATCCAACAGGCAGCGGATAAACTCAAGATTGAAGAAGCCCCGGCACAAGAAACAAAGCGTTCCAAGCCATCACGGTTTGAACAAATGCTAATGGATGAGTATGATGAACTGCCTTCATGGGACAATGATATGCGCTTTCGTGTTTACAACAACCGACCCTACCAGTTCACAGAGTACAGGCAGGAACGTTACAGGGAATTAATCGAAACGCAAAACGAATATTGATATGAAAAAGCAAACAGCAGTTCAACTTTTAAAAGAAAGCATAGACCATGAACTGAAATCAGGCACTAAAATGGTGGTGAATTGGGATATGTATTTAGCAATGGAGAAGCAGCAAATTCTTGACGCTCATTGGGATGGCTCTATATATTGGGATAACAAAAAAACAGAAGAACAATATTACACTAAAACATACGGAGGTGACAAATGAATAAATGGTTAGATTATCTATGGTTAAATAGATTTCAATGGTATCGTAAATGGAGAAAAGGTACTTGGTATAAACATCAATTCACAATAGATGCACAACAAATTTCTCTAACTTTTATCGGTACTTGGTGGGCAAGATATGGTTATTTAAATAGATATTCAATTGTAATTGACAACGAAACATACGGAGGTCATATTGTTAACACCAACGAAATGATAGACCATGTTCCTGATGTCAGGAAGATGGTAGAGGATGATGTTGCACCTATAGATTGGCTTATAAATCAGTTAGAAAACCACATTGTTTTATCTGCACACAACAAACTTGGTACTAATAGAACAGGTGATTATAGAATTGGGCTAAGAAAAGCTATTGACTTTTGTCATCAAGCTAAAGCTAGAATACACAAAGGAGGTGACAAATAAAGCAATACGATAAGCAACGCGAAATTGATTTACTACGCAAGTTGTCTGTGCTAACTGCAAAGCGAAGCATGCGCCCATCAATGCAGGATAATATCACAATGCGTCTTATCTTTGAAGAGTTACATTTGCTAACCGACAAAGATGAATATAAGCTATGACAATAGGTGAATTGTGGGATAAGCTAGCACAGTATTCCGATGATACAGAAGTATACATCGGTTACATCGAAGGCCATAGTATCCAACAATTAGACTTCAATATAGTTAGAACTACAGAGCTGGGTGGTAAGATTACCATATCACTCATGTACGAAGATATTAACGTAATCAATAATTAAACACAATGAGTAACTATCAAATGCAAGAGGGACAGTTTACCCTATTCAAGAACAACAACGTGGCTAACAATGGGCCACAGTACACAGGTGAAATCATGGTCAATGGTAAGAAGATGCGCCTTGCTGCGTGGGTTAAGGAAGGCAAGAGTGGCAAGTTCTTTTCAGGCAAGATGTCCGAGCCACTAGAGAAACGTCAACAAGAAGATGATTCACAAGGCACAGGTGATTTGCCGTTCTAATGATTGAGTACCTACCGAAACAAAATGAAGCACTACGCGTACTGGGTAATTCACACCCGGCACGTGTTGTGCTATTCGGTGGTGCAGCAGGTGGATCAAAAAGTTTTATTGGTTGCGCATGGCAGATAAGCCGCAGGTTTAAGTATCCAGGCACAAGAGGGTTGATAGGTCGAAGCAAGTTGGACACGCTTAAGAAGACAACACTAAAGACATTTTTTGAGGTTGCGCAGATGTTTGGACTTGCACCTAATGAACACTACACCATCAACAACCAAACGCATGTAATAACCTTTGCCAATGGTAGTGAGATAATCTTGAAAGACCTATTCGCGTATCCATCCGACCCCGAATTTCATGCGCTTGGAGGTCTTGAGTTGACAGATGCATATGTGGATGAAAGCGCACAGGTCAGCAAGCGTGCAATAGACATCCTGCAGTCACGTATTCGATACAAGCTAAACCAATACGACCTGAAGCCGAAGATGCTACTCACATGCAATCCGTCAAAAGGATGGCTTTACAATGAGTTTTACGCACCATTCAAGAATGATTCGCTACCAGCGCACCTTGCATTTATTCCGTCACTACCTACCGACAACCCACACTTACCTGAATCCTATCTCGAAACGCTGCGCATGCTGCCTGAAGTGGACAGACGAAGGCTATTGGATGGAGATTGGGAGTATGATGAGTCCATAGACAACCTATACCAGTACGATGATTTGGTACGCTGCTTCCGGGATGAGGAAAGCAAAGGTGATAAGTACATAAGTGCCGACATCGCACGACTAGGAAAGGATAGAACGGTTATATGTGTATGGCATGGCTTGCATCTAATTGAGATTCACGAGCTGCGCAAGCAACCAATAACAACCGTAGTCACTACCATACGCCAACTATGCGAACGGCACAGCGTAAGATTGACCAATGTAATCTGTGACGAAGATGGTGTAGGTGGTGGTGTAGTTGATAGCTTAAAGTGTCGCGGCTTTCTCAATGGTGGTAGAGCCAAACAACCCGACAAGTTCACCAACCAAAAGGCAGAGTGCTATTTCAAGTTAGCCGAATTCATCGAACAGAACAAGGTCGTGTTTAAAGTGCAGCCATTCCGGGATATAATCGTGCAAGAACTGGACATGATACGCAGGCGCACACCAGAAGCGGATGGAAAACTTGCAGTGATCAGTAAGGACGAGATAGCACGCATGCATGGTAAGTCACCTGACTACGCTGATGCCATAATGATGCGCATGTACTTTGAACTATTCCCTAATTACGGCAGCTATAGCTGGGCGTAGACTCCTCAATTTTAACAATTTTTAACAGCGTATAGTGTAATTGTTTACACTACATTTGCCCTATCAATTTAAAAACAAAACACATGAAAAAAGTACCAACTATCCTCCGTTACATCATTGGCGCAATCATCATCTTCGCAGTGCTTAGCTACTGCCAAGAACTCAACGATTGCCTTATGAAATACTAATCGTAAACAATCAAATCAATCAATATGAATTTTCACAAAGACAACTTAGAAGCACTGCAGAAGTTTCAGCAGATGCTCAATGCAGAACCCGATGCCGCTGGTGTTGAATCAACGCCCGATAAGAAAGCGCAAACCTTAGTCATTAGTCACGTAGAAACCACACTAGATGAGTTATTCTTCGGACATTGGAGAACAGAGAATTTTAAATGGAGTACGATTGCCAATGAAGTACAGGCATCCCTAGAACTCGTGGTTATTCATCCAATTTCCGGATATGAATTAAGGAGAGTTGGTGCAGCTTCCGTTATTATCATGGTTGACAAAGTACCCGACAACTTGTTTGGTAGTGATCGCAATCGTTGGGCATTAAACCCCGATAATAAAAAAGCTAATGCAATGGACTTAGCATTCGGTAAACTCAAAGCAGAGTGCCTTAAAAACGCAGCACTGTCATTAGGCAAAGTATTTGGCCGTGACCTGAATCGAAAGAACAAGGACACGTACAAGCCATTCAAGTTGAAAGGCGCATTAGGTCGTGGGCATGAGCAGGATGTAGCGTATGTGCGCGAACTCATCCAGCAAGCAACCGACCTTACGCAGCTTGCTAAAATCTTCAAGGCATGCAGTCCTGAAATACTTGCAGAAGTTGGCGAGGAAATCAACACCAAAAAGCAACAGTTCGGTATTTCCGAGTAAATGTTAAAATTTGTAGCAGGTGGTTATACTATGTAACCATCTGCTATCTTTACACCATCAATCAATAAGAATATGAACACAACACTATTTAGAGCGTCACAACTTGGTAAGTTGATGACGGATGCAAGAACCAAAACAGGTCTTAGCGAAACAACAAAGAGCGCACTGCTGGAAGTCTATGTGCAACAGAAGTACAACCGGTACAAAGAAATCAGCAACAAGTATATCGAGAAAGGTTTGGCTGTTGAGAATGATGCCATAGATATGTGGCGCAGGGAAAGAAAACAAATCGTATTTAAGAACGAGCAGAAGTTCCGTAACCAATACATAGTTGGCACACCTGACTTGCTTATCATTGACGAGAATGACCAGTGTACTAACGTACCCGACATCAAATCATCTTGGGATATCCACACATTTATGGATGCAAAGACTAGCGACATAAGCAAAGACTACTACTGGCAAGGTCAAGCATACATGTGGCTAACAGGCGCACCTACTGCAACCTTCTGCTATGTGCTAGTGAACGCACCAATCGAGATGATTAACGACGAGAAGTACAGACTTGCACGCAGACTTAATCTTATTGATCCACAAGGTGACCCTACCTTCATTAAGAAAGCACAGAGCATTGAGCGCAATATGATATACGACATGGGTCAGTTCATGAGCGATTACCCGGATGCAGATTTGGAAAGTCACCGCACTGAATGGACATACGACATACCAGTGCAGGAGCGCATCCACGAAAAGATTGTGGAGTTTGATGCAGAAGCTATCGCAAAGCTTCAGGAGCGTGTACCAATGTGGCGTGAATATCTTAATACTTTAGCACTATGAGTAAACAAACAGCGGTTGAATGGTTGCACTATCATTTAGCACATCTAATGCAAACACGTGAATGGCGCAGTAAAGACCTGCACATTGAAAAGTTTGATGAACTATTTATAGCAGCATTGGCAATGGAGCGTGAGCAGATGGGATTACCAAACTGCAAACCGATGGATGAGAATATCATAAGTGTAACAATTCTTGACCCAGCAACGGGCAAAACATACACACGTGAAAATACAAATGAACTAAGCAATGAGTAATCTAACCGCACTCCAACAGGCAATGCGAATCGTGGAGAAGCATGCCCATAATCTGTTCAATGTATACAACGCCGACAGCCGTGCGTTTCTTGATGAAATGGCGAAGTGTTTAGAGTTGGAGCAATGGCAGATTGAACAAGCATATGATAAAGGTAACAGCGATGCTTTTCATGGAAGACATAGCAAAGACCAATACTACAACGAAACATACAAAGGAAGTGAGCAATGAAAGAAGAATCAGCAGTTGAATTTTTATTCAAAGAAATCTATGGCGATACTGGGTATATCGGTTCGTATACCATTGAAGGACGTGATGCGTTCAGTGCATTAAAAGCGGCAAAGAAGATATTCCAGAAACAAATTGAAGACGCATACAATGCAGGTATGAAAATAGATGGATACCACTATAACGCACCAGGTGGAGATGTATATTTTGAACTATTCTATAAGACATGACAACCGACCAACTAAAAGAGCATGTGCGCAACAGCATGCAGCACTACTACAACAAAGAGCAAGTGATACAATTATTAAACAAGCTAACAGATGAAAGCAAAAGAAAAGGCATGGCAACTGTACTCGAACTATTTTGATATAGTGGAGAATGGAACGCAGGAAGGCAACCTAGTTGATGCCCACATCAAAGCATTGAACGCTGCGCTATATTGCGTTGACGAAGCGATGGTGAACGCACCTGATGACATCGTAAATGACTTTGAAGGCACAGGTGAATACTATAGCGTGAAAGCATACTACATGCACGTGAAGAATGAACTATTGAAGTTAAAGCATGACGAGAAAAGAACTGAGCAAGTTAACCAATGACGAACTGCGTGCGGTTAGATTGAAGTATCTCGCAGCTACAGGCACAACAGCCGGGGAAAAGGACAACATACATCGCACGCTGAAAAGAATCAAAGACGAAATAGAAACAAGATATGGAACAAAGTAAAAAAGAAACAGCCATTAGAAGGCTACACCTAGCATTAAAGAAACGATTTCAAGGCCAAGCTATCAAGATGCCATGGGCGGAAATGGAAGGCTTTTTAAAGGCCGTAGAAACAATCGAACTTAACAACATCCACGAGGCGTACAATGATGGTTATCGCCATGGCGAATCGGGACTACCAAACGCAACACACGAATGAAAGCAACACTAACATTTGACCTGAAAGAAGACCAGCATACGTTCGATTGCATGATGAACGCGATAACCATGCACAGCGTGTTGCTCGAAATGCAGGAACATTTGCGCACATTAGAGAAGTACAGAGAGTTGACCGATGATCAATACAAGTTGGTTGGTGAACTGCGTGAATGGTTGCACGCTGAAATTAGTACACAAGGATTAGGACATTTATTGTAATGCGCTACCTAATACTAAGCAGCGGCAGAATAGTAAAGTTTACTGATGAACTTTGCGATAGCCTTGCTTCCAAAGAAAGCGACCAAGTGCCTCACCTTCAGCATCAACTTTTTCCTCGCTCCATTCAGGCTGAATGTGATGCAGGTACTCATGAACTAAAACGATAAGGTAGCGCAGTGGTGGTAGTGTTGGGTCTATCTCAATAGTGTTATCACAATACAACCCATCGGCCTTCTCGCGTCCGAGTTTACGCTGAATAACTTTAGGATGTGGTTTGCGTTTCATTACCTTTGCGACTTAGTGCATGTGTTCTAATTGCATTATTGTTTTTTGTTTATTGATTGATACAACTAGCCTCCTAACGTGGAGGCTTTTTGTTATCTAATCTTACCATTAACAATACGATAGTTGCTCACTTCAAAATCACCTGTATCCATCACACGCACATGGGCAAAGCCGTGGTGATGTTTGTTTATGGGCATGTAATCTGGATGCAGTTCGCACAGGCACGCCACACTCCAGCACGTTGTAATCTTCCCGTTGATGTTTGGTTCAGTATGTTCACTTGCTTGATGATGATGCCCACACAATGCACTGTCTTTTGCACGCAGGAACAATCCTCGTGCTATGTTCACAGGACTGAACACGGACGCACCTAGTTCGTGACCATGCAGAATGGTTAGCTTCCCTGCATGAATGATTTGTTTATCAGGTATGAATGTGATGTTGTACTTATCCAAGTGCATGAGCGATTCAAAATTGAACTCATCCATGCCCAAAAGATCAGGAGCATTGCGCATGATGTAGTGATCATAACGCACATCGTGGTTACCACACTTGTAATAGATGGCAGCATTTGGAAATAGCTTGCGTAGTGTTGCAAGAAACTGCCTCGTCATTAGTACTTCATGCCCAAAGTTGCGCTTACGAGGGTCTTTCTCGAAGCGACTGATGGCGTAGAAGTCGATGATATCACCATTAAGCAGAATAGTATTGACATCGTTGTCAAGTCCATACTTTAATGCAAGCGTTAAGGCTTGTATGTTGTGGTATGGTACGTGAATATCGGATAACAACAGGATGTTGTTGTGATTAATCGGTAGCTTAAATGGTTTATAGTTCGATTCCTGTGATGGTGGTAGGTCGAGAGGGTTGCTCGATTCAGGAACTAACTCATTAACCATATTGTTGAAGTCAGCAAATTGGTCTGTTAGTTTGGACAGGTTACCTTTTACAGCGGTTTTAAGCGATGCTGTTGGTTGCAGGTTGTGTCTTTTACGCCAACTAAAGTACAATCGCTCAAATGAGCTGTATTGCATTGTAATCTTATGGCGTTTCATGGCCGCACGGATGCGCTCCGCTATCGTACCACTACCTGCATGTATCTCTTTGTAGATCTCCGCATGTTGTCCCTGCATGTTGTGCTATTTATTGCCACGAATAAACCCGGCAAGCTCTGCGAGATTGGTGCTGATGGTCATGTTCTGTGACGCAATCACATCAATCTTCGCCTCAAGTTTATCAATGGCTTTGTTTTGCTCGTCTTTCATGGTGTTGAGTTTGGTGTTGAACTCTTCCTTTGTTTCTTTGATGGAATCGGATAACATGGTTACTTCTCTTTTGTGATAGGACTCAACTTTACCCAGCGCACTGGACACCTTCACTACATCTCTTTTCAGTGCGTAATACAAGCCTGTTAAGGATATCGCACCACCCACTATTGTAACTATATCTCGAGGTTCAAACTGCATAACTAAAAGATTGTAAAATATATAGTAGAAACTGCCACCGCTGTGATACCTAAAGTGAGGGCTGTGTTAGTAATTATTAACCGCCTGTTGCGCTTTTTTAGTTGGGCAATCTCGTTGTCTTTCTCAGTGGCTATGGCCTTCTCAATGCTCTCTTTGTTCTTGTATATTTCGGCCAATGTCTCATAACTAGCCGCCTGTATGCCTGTTATTTTAGCGTAATATGTAACCTTCAGCCGTTCCATTTGGTAAAGACTGTCTATCTCCTGAGCAGTCGCATACCAATACATCATGCTATTGTAGTTGAGATTGAAAAGCTGCAGATCGTAGGTTGTAAGTTCGGGTGTAAAATCCTGCTTTGAGTAGGGAATCCGACTTTTTGAGCGTTGCCCTGAACTGAGCATTGGCGTTAGAAGGAGTAGAAGAAAGAATGTTGTAAGTTTCATTGCGGTAGATTTCATTGGTGATTTGCTGCTGTTGGATGATTGTGTCTTGATGTATTTGGAGGCTATCTATTTTCAAGAATAGGCTATCGGTTTTAATGTTGTTCACATCTATGATTTGATACAGGGAATCGTTAATGCCTTGTAAACGTTGAATAGCTGGGTTTGTGTTCTCATTGCATGATTTAACACTTGTGATAATCATAATTAACAACACCACTGCAACGGCTGCAATAAGCA